ACTAAGATTGAGTTAATCAAGGTTTTGGAAGCAAAGAAAAGGCGAGTGATCCAGATAATCGAGAAGAAACGAGCAATAAAAGGAAAGCCATTTATCTCTTCACCCGTTGGTGTTGGTGAGGACGTGGCATTTATGTCTACGCCGATTTCAAATACAGCTATTAATTCACAATTTATACAATTTTAAAATGAGCAATTGTTTAGAACCATTCAGATCAGGAATAAAGAGGGGCGTCGGAGTGCCTACCGTGCCAGTCAGCAGCAGTCATAGAAATGGTGACTGGACAGACAACGACATCTACGAGGGTGAGATGTATCAAGACACAGATACGGGGCTAGTGTACACTCGGACAGCAGCGAATATTGTTAAGTCTGGAAGTGTGCCTAATGAAGCTGTGATTTTAAAATTCCGAATATATCAGGATGATGTGGCTATACCAGTAGTTGTACCTTATTTTAATCCTAACGCGTATGAGTTATCTTCCGTTAGGGATTCAGCTGGTGTTTATAGAGTGCTTGGATTGGTGGGACAATTGATGACTGACACGGATCATAAATATGAGATCGTTGTTAGCAACGGATATATGTTATCCTCATCGCTTGTTAATGTAACTGCCGCGACAGATGAATCTTTGTTAGTTGTAACATATAATAATACTGGCACGACAACTGATAATATAATCATTGAGGAGAATTTAGGAAGTATTGCAAATTGGGTGGTGGTTACGGTAATTAGATACAGCTAAGACATGGCAGCAGAAGAAATCATATTCAAAATATCAGCCGATGCAAAAGGCGCGGACAAATCAACGGCAACTTTAAACAGCCGACTAACAGCTGTTAACCAAGCAGCGAAAGATGTTTCCCGAAGCATGGACACCGTTGTGCCTAAAAGTGCTAAGGTTCTAATGGCGGAAATTGCTGCGTCGACTGACTCATTTGAGGAGAAGCTGCGTAAGCTAAACGTTGTTGTGAAAGAAGCACCCGTGAGTATTCGGGACATGAATAAGCAGATACAGGCTTATCAAGGCATCGCGCTTGCGGCTGGTCGTGAATCGCCAATCGGCAGGGAAGCAATGCAAGCGGCTGCGGCGCTGAAGGATAGGTATGTCGATTTACAAAATGAAACCAAACGACTATCCGACGATCACAAGAACCTTAAAGGTGCTATGCAGATAGGCACTACAATAATTGCTGGTTATGGCGCATTGTCTGGCGTGATGGCGATGGCTGGTGGCGCGTCCGAAGATGTGCGTAAAACGATGGTGAAATTGCAAGCTGTACAGGCTACGCTTGCAGCGATCACGCAGATCCGAACGGCACTAGAGAAAGAGTCAGCGATGATGATTACCATCCTTGATATCAAGACTAAACTATTTACCAAAACACAGGCACTCTATACTTTCGCCACAAACGCCACGACGGTAGCGACAAAGGCGTTACGTATAGCTATGATCGCGTTACCTATTATCTTGATCATCGCTGCCATTGCCGCGTTAATTGCTGCGCTTGCTGGATTCTTTACCGAAACAGAAAAGGCAGAAGCGATGAATAACGAGTTAAATGCTTCGATGGAGAAATCCACAGAAGCGTTCAACAGAAATAGTGCAGCAACAGCTAGGGCAATTAGCGACCGAATAAAATTAGCAAAGGCAGCCCACGCTTCAGCTGACGATATTTTCAAATTGGAATCTGAAGGGCTTGATGATGCAGAAAGAAGTAGGAAGAAAGAACTTAGCTTAACCAAGGAGAACCTTGATGCTAAAAGAAAGATGCTTATCCTAGCGGTCAAGGAAGAAAACGAAGATAAGACAAAAGAAATCTTTGACGAGATCAAAGCGATGAAAGGAAAATATGCCGATCTCCGCGCAGAGGATCGGAAATATTTTGTAGATAAAGAAGTGCTCACAGCTGCGAATAATGATCGCATAGCTGACGAAGCTAAAGCGGCAAATGATAAGGCACGAGCAGCATCAAGTAAATATAATGATGAAGCGAAAGCGCGACGAGAAGCAGCGGCAAAATTAGCACTCGAAGAAGCGAAACTATTGCGCGATTTAATAATCGAAAACATTGAGGACGATGATGTACGTAAATTAACAGCGCTACAAGAATCGCACATTCGGCAACGCGCTGAGATCGTAGAGAAGTATGGACAGGATCAGATACTTATAGATCAATTGGAGCGTAAGCAAGCAGGCGAATTTTCCAAGTTGGCAGAAGAATTACAGGCGGCTAAAGATGCAGCGGAAAAAGTAATCACAGACAAGACAAAAGACGATGCGGCTAAAGCACAAGCAAAGGAATTAAAGAGTAGCCGAGCAGAATTAGAAGGTAAGTTGATTCAGATGCGCGATGACTTCGACGCGACGCAGCAGTTGAAACGTGATTTTGCACATTACGAAATGGTGCAAGCATTGGCAGCTGAGAATGTTACGAAGGGTGAGATATTTAAAATTAAAGAAGAATATGCTGCCAAGATCGCTGACCTAGACAAGACCGAAGCGGATAAGAAACTAGCTCTCGAAACAGAAACCGCTGCGGCTGTTAAATCAGTATATTCATCTGGGTTCACAGCTATCAGCACGTTAGCGGATGGAATCTTTACGCTCCGAATTGCGAACGCAGAAGCAGGCAGCGCAAAAGAATTGGAACTTCAAAAGAAGCAATTTGAGTTCTCCAAAAAGCTACAACTCAGTCAAGCTATTATACAAGGTGTACAAGGTGTACAAGCTGCATTTACTTCTGCTCAGAAATCTCCGATAACTCCATTCTTCCCAGCTTACCCAGCACTTCAAGCAGGTATAGCGGCAGCAATGGCAATAGGAAACATTGCTAAAATAAAAGCGACTACATTCAACGGAGGTGGTACGGTTAGTGCGCCATCTGTTAGTGCGCCATCTGTTAATATTCCTAGCACCGAATCGGACGCAGCGGACACGACAACGCAAACGGCAGGGCTAGAAGGTAGTGCTCAAGCAATTAAAGTGACGCTCGTAACGTCGGAGGTCGAGCAGTCAATACTAGAGTCTAAGAAGGTTGACATGATTAGTACGGTTGGTTAAGATGTAGCAAAATAAACACTTATTCGTCATAGGTGTGTATGATACCATTCTATAAGATAGTTGTAAATGAAGGTGATGACACAGGCGTTAATTTTAGTGCGTTTGTCGGATCGCCAGCGCACATGAAAGGCTTTATCTCATTTGATAAAGATGCTGTACGTTATACGTTTAATGAGGAAAAGAGAACGGTAACTGGCGTGATGATTTCGGTGGGCACTCCTATCTATCGAAATAACGAGCAATTCGGCGAACACTACGTATTATTCGACGCACCAACGGTTGAGCGAATACGCAGAAAGTTCTTTAAAAATGGGTTCTCTCAGAATGTAAATCTCGAGCACGATGAAGCAAAAGTGACAAATGGCGCAACGTTAATCGACTCATATCTAATTTCGAATAGCGACACAAAACTTCCAACGTCACCAGAAGCGTTCAGTCACATGAAGCTAATGGATGGATCATGGATAGCGTCCTACTACATCACAGACGACAAGATGTGGGAAGAAGCGAAGTCTGGAAAATACACAGGTTTCAGCGTTGAAGGTTTCTTTGATGTTATTCAAATAAAAGTAAAAGAAAAAGTAAAACATAAACAAATGAGTAATAAAAACAAAACAATCTGGGAAGCGGTTAAAGCCGCATTCAGCGCGGACGGTGCAGAGCCTCAGAAATTTGCAGAAGCAACGACAGCCGATGGCGTGGTTGTTATGTATGACGGAGAACTCGCAGAGGGTTCACAACTATTCGTAGAGTCGGAAGGCGAGCAATTGCCAGCACCAGAAGGTGAGCATGAGTTGACGCTTGAAGATGGCTCGATTAAAATTGTTTCCCTTGATGGGTCTGGAATCGTTACCGCGATCGCTGACCTTGAAGGAGGTGAGCCAGACGAAGAAGCGATGAAAGCGGAAGTTATGGAAGCTATTACCAAAGCTACTAAAGCAATGGCAACAGCAACAGAAGCTAGATTCAAAGCGATCGAGACTGAACTCAACTTGATGAAATCAGGTGAGAAATTCAAAGTAACTCCAAAAGGTGGAGCAGCACAAACGGAACGTACAACGATGACGGTATCGGAAATTTTAAAAGCAAAAAAGAAGTAAGATGGGAGCATTAAAAAAATCATTAAAACAAAAATTCGGAATTGAACTCGATGATGTAATCGAAAGATTCAACGCGGTTAAAGATTCATTTAATTACGATCCTTCGGCATTGCCTAATTGGGGAAGTAACACGATGCCAGACATGATAACTGATCTAATTGAGAACTCGGAATTTCTTTCGGGCTTGACGCTAGAAGAAGGTGTCAAAGGTTATCGTGATATTTCTCTATTGAATGCTGACATCACATTGAAAGCTAAAGTAGGATGTACTACTAGCCCAGATGGATCAGTTGTTTTCACCGAGAAACGTTTGAATACAGTTCTTTTGCAAGCAGGAATCGAATTCTGCAACGAAGATTTGAATACTAAGATCACTCAAATCTTGAATGAGATTGGATTGAAGAAACAAAACGGACAGCTTCCAGCAGAATTGGAAACTATCTTGATGGCTTACTTGACTACATTGTTGAGCAAGAAAGCGCAAGACCTTATCTTGTTAGGTGATACGGCATCTGGTAATGTTCAGTTGAACACAATGGATGGACTTGTGAAGATCATCGACGCGTCAGCTGACGTAGCGGTATTCACCACTCTAGTACCAGTAGCAACAGGATTTACAGCAGCGAATGGATATGACATTGCGAAAGGATTGTTCAAAGCGGTTAATACTGAACTTTTGGACGCTGGCACACCTATCAAGATGTACATGGGTCGCACAGAAGCGTTAACGGTATTGGAGCAGTGGAACACGGCTAACCCGTACAACCAACGCGATATTCCACAACAAGGTGCTACAATGTCTTTCGATCTTCCTTTGTTTCCAATCACGATTGAGACATTGCCACAGTTGAATAACACGAATAAGGCTTACGTTTTCCCATTGTCTTTGACCTTTTTAGGGACTGACGAAATGGCGGACATGAGCCTAGAGATCAAGTACGATGATTACAACGACAAATTAAAAGCAGAAGCATCATTTAGACTTGGAACTCAAATCGTATGGGATAAGTACTTCACACGTTTGACGTTCACTCCTTAATTATTAACGGGGAGGGTAACACCTCCCCACTTTTAAACCTTAAAAAAAATGTGTGAATTAACAGCAGCCATCAACGGCATTAATTGCGACGAAGCAGGAGGGATTGAAACATGGTATGCTTATCCTAGATTTGACGCGGCAGGAGTATCAACGATCGCGACATTCACGTACGCAGCAGGAGCAGTAACAGCGTTAACGTTGACTGCTTTGAAGTTTGCCTACCCTATTAATGTGGAGCAAGAGACATCTTCTGCAACTGATACAGGAATCGGATCACGAGCGAATGGCTCGTACGCACGTGAGCAGTCAGCAACGACAATGCTACACGGTAACACCGCGCCAATGATTGTTTCAATTGAAGAATTAGCGAAGGGGAGAACGTCTATTATTGCGAAATTAAATGACGGTTCTTACGAACTTTTCTTCTCGCAGTTTGGTGCTAAATGCATCGACGAGAGAGCGACTGGCACAGCATTCGAAGATATGAATGGTAGTACATTAACTTTCTCAGGAAAAGAAACTTACCGATCTTTGAAGATTGATTCCGCTATCGTGCTTGCATTGCTTGCACCTTGATATTAATTTATTAACTTAAATCGAGGGAGGGTTAACGCCTTCCCTTTTTTGGATATGGGAAAGATTTACCACAAGATCCTCGGCATGATCGAGGACACGGCAGAAAACAAAGCATTATTTAATTCGGCAACGCCTAAAATCAAAGAAAATGATACTATTACAGCAGAGCCAACTGAACAAGATAGCGTTAACACTAAGCGAACTAGCAAGTCCAAGCCTACCAAATAACTGGCTATTCGTTTTCTATTTCGAACAATCGCAAGGCGATGAAGAATATAGTAAGCGCGTACAATTAGAAGACCTTGCGGTGATTACGGCAAGGTATAATTACTTCGAATTAATCGAGGGTACAGATGTTACATTTGAGATCGTTGGTGATTACGAATACTACGTGTATCAAATGCCTGACGCGATAAGTACCAACGAATTAGAAGGGTTGTTAGTTGAAGTAGGTAAGATGAAATTGATCGGCACAGAAGATAATAGTTACGTTCACAACGTAGCGACAAACACCTATATAAATGGATAAGAATAACAGCTATTTTAAAGCGACTGAAAATATAGATTTAGTTCGCTATATTTTCCGAGAGGCGGACATGCCTGAACCTATTGAAAAAGTTAATAATCAAACAGGACGCGTTAATTGGGGGACTGATAATTTATATCCCCAATGGCTCAACCGACTGTACTACGAGAATCCTGTACATTGTGGCATTATCAACCAGAAAGTAAAGTTTATAACGGCTGGTGGCTTAGACATTGAAGGCATAGACAAGTCGGTACTTGATAATGGCAGCGGATCACAGAGCATCATGGAGGTGATTGATTCTGTGTGTCGAGATTTCGAAATCGGAGAAACTCAATGCTGGTTATTCACGAAGCACATAGGAACTGGCGTGTGGTCGGTTGCTGCGATGGACTACGAATTAATCCGCGTATCGGAAAATCCAGTATATTTTGATTTCTCAGAAAATTGGGCTTCGAAATTGCAAGGCGATAAACAAGGATTTCGACGCATCAAAAGTATTTACAGTATAACAGACGAAGATACGGAGTGTTTAATGCGTGTGATTACGCAGCCAAAACAACGCAGCTTCGTTGACCAAAAGGAACTGACTTCCAACTACTATCCATCCGTAAATTATTCGGGTGCGCTGACGGATATTATGAGCGGTATAGAAATGTCCTTCTTTACTTATTCTGAAGTGGTCAATGGCTTTAAGGGCGGTACACTTGTCAACCTTGCAAACGGTCGACCTAAAACAAAAGAAGCTCGTAGAGAGATCGAGCGAGAATTGAAGATGACCGCGACCGATAGAAATAAACAGGGCGGCATGGTTGTGACTTTCTCGGACGGAAAAGAACGCGCTCCAGAAGTTCACACGTTGAATGGGAACGACCTCGATAAACGATACCAAGAAGCGAAGAAGGCTGCGCGTGATTCTATCATGGTGGCGCACGGTGTTATTTCTCCTTCGTTGTTTGGAATCTTTACTGAGTCGATGTTTGGTAGTAAGGAAGAGATGGAAATAGCGTATATTTTATTCCAAGAAAATTATGTCCGTACACGTCAGCGTCAACTGATTGACCCTTTGAATTGGGCGTTAAAAAAACTAAATGCATTTGCAGGAGAAATATTCTTTAATGATTATATTCCAGCGGCACTTGGAGATCAAAATATTGATACTGATAACTTATCGGCTACAAGGATAAATGGAATGTCTCCGCTTGTCGCTACTAAGGTGTTGAATAGTATGACTACAAACGAGGTTCGTCTATTAGCGAGACTCGCTCCAGTTGATGGTGGTGATAGTTTACCGACTGCGGAAGCGGCTGCTTTTTCTCAGGAAAAAGATGTAGCAGCTGAATTTTCGAAGTGTGGCGTTGAGAGATCAACGCGAATCGTGCAATTCTCTAAGGAATATACGACCTTCGAAAACAATGAGGAAGAGTTTAAGAAAGACTACATAAAATCAAACTTCGCGGCTGACCTAACGGAGAACCAAAAGGTTATTCTAACGATGGTGAAGGATGGTGAGAGTTACAATTCGATTCGAAACGCGTTGAAAATAACAGGGGCGCAGCTATCTCTGGAACTTCGGGCACTAGGTTCGTTGAAATTACTAGATGGATGGAACGTAACAGGGAAGGGTGATAGTCAGATTCTTCCAGAATCGAAACTAAAAGTACTTTATTCGTATGAGAAACGGTTAGGTGCTCCTGACTTGGTTAAGGGTGGTGAGAGTAGACCGTTTTGTGAGACGTTAATTAGATTAGATAGGTTCTATACACGCGAAGAGATCGACACAATCAGTATAAATGTACAGCGTGATGTATGGAGCTACCGTGGTGGGTGGTATCGCAATCCAGACACGGAAGTAAACACGCCATCTTGCCGACATTCTTGGGTTCAAAATATCACAGTTGATGTATGAAGTTAGTTAGATCAGGCGTAGACGTATCATTTCTTTCAGAAAACACACCGAATAAAGAGGTTTATACGTGCTATTTCTTGACGGCTGTTATTACGGGTGGATTATTTCAATTTTTTTACCACGGAAACGCCATAACTCAGCGAGAAAAAGCATCTTTTTACACGGATTTCGTTGGGAATCCTTTCAATGATACTACCTTACAGGAGTTGATTAATTCATTTGGGAGGATTTCTATTATTCCAGAGTCAACAAAGTTTGTTTTTGTGTCCTCAAAACAGGATTTACCCACCGCTATTGGTGGTGTGATCACTCTTTTAAGCGAGTACACATACTATTTCACGATAGCTGTTGATCTAACTGGTGATAGATTGGTGTGCTTAGATAGCACAACTATTCTCGGATCATCACCGGAGAGCTCGTCTATAACATCTACGGGGCTTTCCGTTGGAGTTGCGTTAATCACTTCAATTTATACGTTACCAATAAGGCATATCACTTTCAAGGATGTCGATACCGCTATTGATTTGGATGGTACACTTTCTACAATGGCACTAGATTGGACAGGTGTTAATTTCTCGAATATTCCCAATGTCGGTGTTGTTAATAATTCCGACAATTTTATTTTCTCAAAAGGCGCATTACTGAATTCAAAAGGATTAGTTTTTTCTGGTACAATTGGTACAATTGGTATTGATAGTTCGATACTTGTTGGTGATGGTGCGGCTGGAAACATAATAGAAGTAGCCTCGACTGCAATTATCTCTAGGAGGTTCAGGATAATATACTCGTCGCTGGTTGCTTTCGGCTCAACAGTTGGAATAAATGTCAACGATTACGCTACTATACCTCCAGTAGCTTATATATTGGACACTGTTAATTTTAGCGGTGCCGGAACTTATTTATCTGGCGTTGGCAGCACTAACAATAAGTCTTTATTTAATAATTGCATAGGCATTAATAATAGTGCCGAGGTGTGCCAATACTACATGAATGGCAACGCAACTACAACCGTAATAAGTGCTACAAATACGCCTGTTAAAATTCTGGGAACTACGACAAATTCAATTTTCACGCAGAAATTCACGCATAGAAGTAACCGCGTAACATATACGGGCGCGATTACTAAAATATTCTCTGTTAATTTAGCTGGGTCGGTCGAAAGTGGGAACAACAATCAAATAGGAGTGTATATTTTTAAGAATAGTTTATCCTTAGATGAGAGCGAAGTATATGTAACTACCAACGGGGCTGGTAAAGCGGAGAATGCTTTCGCGCATACGCTGGTTGAACTATCAACAGGCGATTATTTAGAAATATTTATTGAGAATAACACGGCAGTAAGTAACATTTTAACTACCAACTTAAACGTAATTATAACATAATGGAAAATAGATTTA